TCTTCCCATTTATTGTCATCATGTGGATCTAATCCATCATATTGTGCCATTGTACCTGCTTGTGTGTATTTTTTTATAAATTTTTTCGTACCTAATCTTTTAGCATCAAGAGCATGTTTTATTTCATGTAATACAGTCATTAAAAAATCTTTTACTGATTTATAGGATTTTCTTAATGTTATAGTATCAGTTTCAGGAATATATTCACCAAAGTTTTTACCTGAACCAAATTGAATCTTAGAATTTAATCCATATTGTTTTACTAATTGTTTGGCCGAATCCATATAGTCTACTCTTTCTAATAATATATTTTTCATAATCTTTTTATAGCCTGACTCTTTAAGAGTATTTTGTTCTTCAAAATCTTCATCAGGAACCCACTCTTCCCATTTTACAAATTCAGCTTCAAAGTCTTTATCTATTTTAGTCATATATGCTTTCTTTCTAACAGAAAATTGTTCATCTTCACCCTTTCCATAAATGTAATCAGCTTTAGGAAAGATTGTTTGAGTATAACCACCTCTTTCAAACCAAGGTTCAGGTTTACCACTCAGAGTACCAAGTTTTCGTTTTTTATTACCTCTGATAAAACCTGTGTCTGGCTCACCTTCATCAGCTGAGTAGCCACTTATATTAGAAGATGCTTCCATTAAATTATCTGTTCTTTCCATTGTCATACTTTTATCATATGCATCATTTTTCATTTGAATAATATCTGCTATAAATGGAGACCTTCTTAAAGCTTTAAATGCGAGATTCTCAACTGAAAACTCACCACCACTAGCCAATCCAGAACTTCTCATTCTTTTTAATTTAGCTTGTATTTTTTCCACCATTTCAATTACTTCTTTATACTTGCCATCCTTCATCATTTTTTGTAATACTGGAATCGAACCTAAATAACCTTCTGCTTTAGAACGAATATCATCTAAATCAATTTGTAATTCTTTTTTCTTTGGCACTACCAACCATTTATTCTTTAAAATGGAATACAAACCAGAAGCAACATGGGATTCGCCCACATTTTCTACATATACTTCTACAGGAAATCCATAAATACTAATATCATGTTTGTTATTCCAAACTGTTTTCTTTGCTAATACATAATTTTTTACAAAGTCAGCATCATCATCAACTTCACTAAATTTAATTCTTAAATGTAAATCTACATCTGAAAACTTAGACCAATTATAATTTGAAATGCTACCAGTTAAAGTAATATCATATAACTTAACATTTGGTTCTAATTGCAAATCTTTAAAAAAGTTTTTACCTATCACTAAAAGCTTCTCTCTTATTTCGGGCTTTAATTTACCATTTTTCCATATTTTAGTATTTAAAGAATCTTTTATATTAAAACTTTTAATAACATCTGGTTTTATATCGGAAGTTAATTCCATTAATTTTTTAAACTTACTCATAATTAAATACCCAAGCTTTGGTTGGCAGTCCAGCTTTTTTTAATGCTACTAATCTTGTATTACCACCTATTAGTTCATATTTACCTTTATATTTCATAACTATTGGTAATTCTATATTACCACTATCTACCATTTTCTGAACTCTATCAACTTTTGCTGGTTCTAAATCTACATCGGGTTCACACATATCTGTATTCTGTATATTCATACCACAATCTACTTCAACTTCTACTCCACTTTTTACAGCATCTAACCATGTTTGTTTATCAGGAAATAATTTAGGATATCTTTCTGCCTCTTCCCATTCATAGTCAAAATTTGGTTTAGTAAATTTAACTTCACTTATCAATTCTTTTAATTTAATCATGCATCAAACCTCACTACAAATCCAAGAGCTAAATCTTTATCGTTTTTTATAGGAGCAGATAATTGACCTATAGCTATTAATTCATCAAAATCATTATACAATCCAACCTTAGTTACATATGGTCTAAATTCAGAATGTGTTACGAATGCCTCATATTGAGTAGCTTGTTCATAATGATGTTTATAAGAACCTGATTGGTATTTCGCATCACCTGGAGGAAAGAATGCCCAAGCATCAGAACCTGATACATTTATGCTACCACTTTTTTGGTATGTAGTTGATATGTTTGTTGAAGTATTGAATTCGTTTTCACCTATCACACAAAAATAAGAATATTCATTAAGTGTTACTTGAGCTTTATATTCTAATGACCACCCATCAGAACCCTCTCCTGTTCCAACATCTATAAATTTAGATCCAGTATTAGTGATTACAACCACACCTTGTTCATAAAAAACATTACCAGCAAAACTTGCTGTAGCTTTTATCATATCAGTATCCAAAAATCCACCCGAAGCAAATGTTGCAAAACTTTGAGAAAGATCTGAATCGTATAAATTTCCTTCACCATCATCAACCATTGTTACAGTTGCTGATGTACTGTCATCTGTTAGAGTTATTGATTTAGGTTTTATTCTTTCACCATAAAGATCTTTTGGAACTGATATTACTGAAGCTGATTGGTGTAACATTCTATATTGTTTATCAGAATTAGAACCAAAATTATTATATGGATTTAAAGGTGTTGTTCTAGCAACCCCTGCAGAATCTTGCCTATAATATCTATGATTTAACATAAACCATGCGGGTAAATGATAAAAACTCGCAGATGTATATGAAGTTACTGCGGCTGTATCTTTATTAAATTGATTACGTTGTGCAGCGCTTGCACTTACTGCTCTGAAATTGTATACAAAACTTCCACTATCTACATTAGTAACAGTAAACTGTTTGTATACTTTAAATGGAGTTCTATCAACGTCAGTTGGGTCTAGTCGTTTGAACATGACCGTTATCTCCTAAGATTAAAAATCTAATTTGACTTTGACAATTGCTTCTCTTGAATATGATTTCAATAATGGTTTACTCAGTTTAGCAACTGCTAACAATTCACCATCATCGTTATATAGTCCTACTTGTGTAATAAATGTTTTCGGATTTTTAAAGAATGTCGATTGTGTAAAAGAACCATCTGAAGATGTGGCAAAAGATGGATTGGCACTAAAATTAAATTCTTTGTTAGGTATCCTACAGAAGTAATGTTGAGATGTTATAATCTCTTCTCTACGAGCAGCAAAATAATCAGCCGTTCTAATTTTTTCATAAAATTTACCAACATTACCACCCTCAGTATTTGAGTCAAGTGAAGCTGATAAAGAAGCTGATGAAACTGAAGCGAGTACTGGACCGTTAAAAACGATTATACCTAAATCAGGGTAAAATAATCCGAGTCCACCACCAGGTTGATTAGCAGCTGTTGTATTTATATCAGCAGTACCACTTGCGATTGAACCACTAACAACATTAAATACTCTACCACCTTGATTTACATCTGGATTTGATGTTGCTCCACTATCGTCAATTAATTTCATAATTCCATGATTACCACTACCACTAATATGTAATTCCCAATTACCTGGATCCATTTTTTCACGAAGTTGTTGTCTTGAAATAGCTATTGCATACACATAATCAGGTGTAATGTTAGCACCAGTACCAGCGAATGTAAATTTGTCCTCATTAGGACCTAAAAGAGTTTGTGATAATTGTCTATATATACCAGCAGAAGCTCTATTACCACTAACACCCAATGTTCCAGCCGAACCACTTCCATGGAAATGGCCAAAAGCGACTGAAAATTGTGATTTAGCAGTAGAGTCTGTAGCAGGATTAGCAGCATAAACATCTAAATAATGTTCATAATTACTACTAGACTGAACGGATGATGTATAAAAAGTAGTTATACTACTTGCACCATCTGCCCACATTCCTGATGAAACGATGTCTTTTACATTACTTATTACATCGCCCGATTCTGGACTGTTTGCTGGTTGGATATTAAATTCTTTGTAAACTGACATATCTAGCTCCTAATTACATTAATGCTCCGGTCAAAATTACCTTATTGGTTACTGTTATAGATGTAGTAGCTCCCGTATCATTACCCACCACAGTTAATTGTGTAGATTTTCCAGTAGTTGTAGTTGTAGAGGCTAGTGGTAAAACACCAAGTCTCACAGTACCAGCAACAAGAGTTTTACTATTTGGTACATCATCTTCACCTAAGAAGAATGGTGTTGTAGCACCACCACCACCTTGTCCACCAGCTGGTTGTCCAACAACCATACTAACAACACTTTGATCGTGTAAAATAAAGGTATAAGAACTATCTGAAACATTAGCAGTTGATGGTGTTATAGTTATCTTAGGTTGATTTAAACCACCACCAGCGGTAAATGTTACAGCTTCTGGTTGTATACTAATTACTGGCATTTTTTGAGTATTCTTTGGAAGTGTCACCAATTTATATCTCATCACATGATTTTCATCAGGGAAAGCTTCCAATAATGGTGTAGCCTCTATTACTGCACCATAGTAATCTGTACCATTTGGGTGTGAAGTATCGTATAAACGATAATCTATTTCATCATCTGCCAATGCAAATTTTGTTATATTAAATGCGTTAGTTCCTTGAGCTAATAACTCTCGACCTTTTTTAGTCAATATAGCGTCTACGGTAACTGTAGTATTGTTTAGAAATCCCATAAAAAACTCCTAATTTGTAAAAATGGATTTTATAAATTGATTCATATATAAATATTACCATTTTGTTTTTTTATTAAAAAAATTATCTTCTTCTTCCACCTAAGCGTCTACGCTTTTTCTTACCCCTCTTTTTAGGTTTTTTACTTCTAGGATCAGCAGCTGGTGCACCAATTCCTAAACCTGCAATCGGAGAAGTAGCTGGTCTTTGACGACCTACAGGTCTATTCTTCTTTTTCTTTGGTCCTCTCTTTTTCTTTTTAATTCTATTACCTTTTTCAAAATCTTTTATAACATCCGCTGTTTCTTCAGGTGTTAAGAAATCACCCTTTACTTGTTGAGCTACTTCTATTGCTTTATCGGCAGAAGCTGGTTTCCTACCAGCTTTTCTTCTGCGTACACCACCTTTAACTTTTCTCTTTTTAGGTTTGAGTTTAGCAACAACACCTTCACCTGTATCTAAGGTTGATTCTCCTTCATCTTTTGTAACAAGTTTCGTTGGTGATGTTATCGTAACTTCAACTGGCGGTCCACCATCTTGAGTAGTTTTTACTGTATTCTTCACTCCAAAATAATAAGAATCTAATCGTGCTTGCCTTTCTTCAGCTAAATTATCAATATCAACATCATACCAAGAAGAAGAATGATAATTATTTATCGAAGCACTATATGGTGTTGAATAAAATTTAGCTAATTTTTGATTACGATAATGTAATCTGGAACCACTTATAGAGGGTTGTTCAAATTCATTATAATTAAAATCACCAAATGACATCGTAACATCTGAATAATATTCATCAGTTGAATCATTAATCCTTTGCCACAGAGACAAGCCAGCTTCTCTATCAGCAAATTCTGTTATACTTGATGTATAAGATGGAAACTCACCACTAGATGATATGACAGAAGATCCTGTTTCATAACTAAACATATCTACTCTACCAGTCCAGTTATCATAATTATCAATAGATTCTCCAATATTAAATGATGATGTAACTACAATAACATCAGTCGATACATTTATAGACTCACTATAATGAGGTGTAGTAACTTCTGGATCTCTACCTATAATTGTTTTAGGTCTTTCAAATATATTAGGTTCAACAAGTATACCTAAATTTGGTTTAGCTCTTGCTGGAATCATTTTTCTAACTTGTGGAAATATTGATTGATCATAATACCTTAATAGTCTAATGTAATCCCAAAAATTATTTGGTGAAGTGTATTTTTGCCAATACTTATTAGATATATCTTTTAATCCACGATATTCTAATTTTAATCTATCTCTAGGATCACCCAAATACTGATCAAAATTCAAATTAGCAACAGAATTTATTATATCATTATTAATAACATCTGTAGGAGCGAAAAATACACCAACTTTATTTGAATCATTTGGTGCTGTATCGTAAGCACTAATAGTTGCTCTTTGGTCTGCATTTAAACTAAATCCTGGCTTTACTTTATTACTTTCAATTCTAATTTTATTTGTAACTCTACGAAGCGCCCCTATACTTGGAACATTTGATTTTGTTTCATCTTCAACATTTCTAAAAAAGTTTCCTGTAAATCCATCGTGTGAACCTGAATATGTAGTAGTCTGATTCGCACTAACATCACGAATACCATCCGTATCTGAACTTAAATCTTTATTGTCATCAAATGAATAACGTAACACTAAATTATTATAAGAAGAAGATACAGTATTTCCATCGAATGCTTTTGGATTACCAATATGATTTTTAAATGAACCAGTATTTAACATTTCAGTCCAATGTCTGTATTCCATTATTGAGCCACTAAACTGAATACCAACACCAGATTCATCAGCTTGACCACCAATATAAACAGTTCCACTACCTGACCATTGTCCGTTATAAGAAGAAGAGTTCGACATATCTAATGTGTTTTGACTATACAAATCTACTTTGCTTCTACCGACATCATATTTACCAACACTCAATTGATAAGATTGAGAAACATTTATATTATCACTACCCGAAGTTCTTTGTACCATAACAGAGAAAAAGTCTCCATCATATACAGGAAAATTAGATGAGGATACTTCTTTATAACCATCAGAGCCTGATAGCATAAAAGATACATAACCATAGTCATCGACTGAATCATTATCTTTAAGTCTAATAAAAAAGTCTGCATTTCCATCACTATCTTGCTTTTCTACTAATATTTGGTTTGAACCCGTAGCAGCTCTAAATCTAAACTCTATAGTATCTGGTGTTCTATTTGAAGAGTCATCAGTTGCCCAATTTGTTTTTACATACTGACCACTTTTAAAATCTAAAGCCTTAGTAAATTTTCTTGATATTTCAAATTGTGGAACAGCATCATCTGGCAAATCAGGACCACCATATTCTTTAACTCTAAGTATTGTTGATGGTATACCATAAGCACTTATCAAACCTTTTATAGCTCTCACACTTCCTTTATTTTTTAAGAAGAATGGCATATTGTTTATAATACGACTCCATATTTCTCTTGATATATCTCTCTCAGATGTATCTGAATAATTTGAAAAGGAAGATCCTGTAACTTCTTTTCCGAGAGCATATTTTGATAATGAAATCATATCTTTACCATCTTTAAGTTCCCAACCAAGAGATTGTCCAACACTCATTAATAAGTCTCGAGATATACCTTCTGTTAATTTTTCTCTTCTATCATAAACATCTGTTAAAGCTTTTATATAAACCCAAATATTATCAAAATGGTGTCCAACCATGTCTACTAAAGTTAGATAGGTATCGTTAGAAGTATCAAATTTTATATGTTCTGGTAAAATAGTACTTAACTTATTAAAATTGTCGCTGTCATAGTTTGAAGAACTAACTAAAGCATTATTAAACCAACTTCTTGCAGTGGATCCTGTTGTGTGTGCTAGTACATATGGATCCGTTATTGTTCCTGAACCACCTGTTTTAGGCCAGGCATTATCGTAAAAAGTTCCAAGTGACGATGAAACATAAGAAGAACTTTTAAAATACATATAATTTTCAAACGGATCAAAATTATTTTTAATATCTTTAATTTTATGATGCCATTCAGCCAAGTCTGCTCCTGAACCACTAACTCCTATATAAGAAGCACTTGTTTCATTATACGATTCAATTAATTCTACTTTATATTTAAAATTTTGAATTCGTTTTTTAGCCGAACTAAAATTTACAAAATTATTATAAGAAGTGAAATCAATATTTAAATCAACACTATCCATACTCTGACTTAAAAATTCATTCTGAAGTTCATCAGAAACTAAAGCATCTTCACTTAAAATATTGGTTGAAGTTTTATAATCGGTTGTTCTTCTCTGTATTGGACTTTCAGCATTCATAATATCAGGAGATCTTAACACAATATCTCCAGGATCTGTATCTACAAAGTCTACTATTTCTATACTTTCATTTACAGGATTTGCCATTTCTTTGACAATAGTACATTCATCTAATCTAGCAATATCGCCAGGTAGAGCATCATAAAGTTTATATATAACTGAATATGGATATGGATTGCTTGTAATATCTTTTCTAAAATTTGTAGTTAAGAACATTCTATTTCCAAATTTTAGATAAGTTCTTAAATCATAAGGATTATATACCAAATAAGAAACAGTAAATGAATCAAATACTCCTGGATTATTTTCACTTATATATTCTTCTGCAGTAGCATTATTTTCACTCATCGCTAATGCTGCTTCTTCAAAAGTTTTATCAAGTGTTAAGATAGTACCAGTATTATCTACACTTACTATTTTTGCTTGAAATGAATTATATATCGGTGTTTGAACTGTTTGATTAGTTAAAGTAAAATCAGCAAATAAATTATCAACCCAAGTTACCCCATGCGCATCATTAGCAGTCAAAGTATCATCCCACACATTGTGACCATTTATTTTTATAAACCATGCAGCACTAAGATTCCAATCATCTGGAATTACCATTGAAACATCATAACTATTCCAACCACCAGGGTTTGTTGAATAAACTGGTTCTATTATAGAACTGTAATTATATACTGGAGCTCCTTGTAAATTATTCCATTGATCTCCATCCCACTGCCATTGTGATCCAGGGCTAAGAGCTCCTTCTTTTTTGGGATTTTGATCAAATGAAAGTATTTGACTACCATCATCATATATAGCATTTGCATTATAGTTATCAGCTGCTGGATTTCTCGGACCAAATATTAAATCTGCTCCACCATTCCAAAACTGACCAGCACCAAATGCAAAAGAATCAATACCCTTTGTACTTTTTACACCATCGTTCCAAGGTTTACTTTCCATTTTATAGTATGTATCACCTATTATACAAGACCAAACTGACCAATGACCACCATAAGCTGATTTTGAAAAAGCTACATCCCATTCAGCTGGTAAACCAGCAAATCCTTTACCTTCTTCAGAGCCGTCAAATACTGCTGGATAATCCTCATCAAAGAATGTACCATCACTACCTTCTTCAAAGAAATCTCCATCTCCATCTCTCATTCTCCAATACTGATTAGAACCCTTTATAGCAAAATAATGTTTCCATATATCCCCATCTTTGAAAAACATTGTTTCAAATTTACCATCATTGTCATTAAGTATATTATTAAAATCACCGTCTAAATCTCTCCAATATTTTAACCCATCATCTGTACCACCACCGCCTATTTCAGAAGCACCTTTTTCAACCATAAAAGCTCTGTTACAGTCATCTTCACCAGAACCATTCGTATAAAATACTAAATAATAATCACTACGAATTCCAGTATCATTAGTTTTTCGTGTTCTTGTTATACTTTGTATATAACCATTTTCAAATATATCTTCATAAAGGCTTTTACCTGTATCTTCAATCACAAAATTTCTTACAGCTGGAAACCAATCATCAAATTTAAAAACTTGCATATCATTAGTATTAGCAGTAAATGATTCTTTAAGTAACCAAATTAAATCATCTTTAATTAAAATAATTTTATCTTGACCTACTATCGTACCAGTCTGCCACCCAGCATTTTCACCTGGCATTGTATTTCTTTGAAATACTGGTATACCCTGACCTGGAGTTTGATATGGGTGAGGATTTGCTAAATTATTAAAATCATCAGGATTTACAGTTCCAGCTGGTGGACTTGGTGCTGCGCCAGGTGTTACAGTAACCCAGGTACCTGCACCATCCCATTTCCATTCTCCTTCTTGACTTGTCTCACCTTCCTTCGTATGTTCAGGTCCTAAATTTGGACCCCAATCATAATATGCTCCACCATCATATTGATTAGTTACTACCCAAGCTCCTTCACCACCCAAATCTGCAGTTGTCGTCACGCCCACTTCTGCTGTAAAATATTCAATACCATACTGAGTTAGTATATCCATAATATCGGTTGGTGGTTCATCTTCAATTGTAGATGCATTTCCATTAGTATTAGCCAAAAACCCATCAGGAGGACTTGAGGGTATTTCTTCAGTTGGTATTATTGGATTAAAAGGATCAAAATATCCTTCGGGTGGTGTTGTAGGCTCTAACTCTGTAAAAATTTCACCTGGATATTGTACTTCAATAGAAACACCTTTACCAGCAACTGTACTTTTCATATCAAAAGAAAAGTTAATCTCATCTCCAGCACCAGCACCTAATGATTGTAATTCTAATAATTGTTGCTTTACAGATAATTCTCTATGAGTATCTGGGTCTGTCCAAGCATCATAATCTCTATAGACATTATTTTGATCTATAAATTTTATACAGATACCACCTTGATTTCCTTCATTTCTTACAAATTTTGCATGATAACCAATACCAGCACTTCCAGCCCATCGTGTTCCATCCAATGTATTAAAACCAGAAGACCATCCTACTAATTTTACAGCATCACTATGTATACTTGAATCCCAACCAAAATCAATTGCCGCAGGTTGTGCAGTATTTCCATCAATTTCTACATCCTCAAATCTATCATTTGTAATAATATTTAATTCTGTACGAACCGGCGTTGACTGATATCCCATTAAAAATGCATTTGGTAGTGTTAATGTACCACCTTGCATATTATCAGTAAAAACAAATCCACCATTTTCTGCAGTAAGCTTTACACTATTTGTAGTATTTAAATCAGTTAAAGATTGATCAAAAGGATTCATACTCGCATTAAAACCAGGAGCTGATGTGTTTGGAACTAAATCAATAAATTCTATAGTTTGTTGAATATCTTCTACTCTTGTTGATTCTTGTAACTTCTTAAAATCTGTTATATAACGATGACCAGTTCCACCACCAATAGCTATATCTTGAATATTTTTAGCCGTTAATCTTATTTCAGTTCTTGATGATGAAATTTTATCAACTTTATATTTGTAATCTGTTAATAATAATTGTTCAGCAATAGCAGGGTTGGCATTAAATTCTTGTAATGTTCCTTTATATATATTGCCAGTATCATCAATATAAATATTATCAGCAGTAGCTGTTAAAGGGAAAATTTCGTTTTCAAATCCTGTTTTAGTTCTCAATAAAACAGGACTTTCTTTACCTGCTAATTCTCTTATAAATCTGTATCTAATTCTGAACTTTCCAGTTTGAAAATCAAAATTTTCAGAAAGATTTTTTCCTGGTTTTAATTTAATAAAATCTTCAACTTCAACAAAAGCTTGAGCTATACTTAAATCACGATATTCTATAAAATTTCCTGCGGAATCGTATAGTTCTATTATAACCCTATCTCGCGTATTATTAAAACCCCACATACCATTTTCATATGGTCTCATCCCAACTATTTTGGTTTTACCAGCAAGTAATCTTTCTTTGTCTTGTGCTCTTAACTGACTAGACATTATAGCTCTCTTATATCTCTATTTAATATCTCATTTATTGAATCATCATCTTTTAACTGATCGACAGTTCTTGGAACAAAAAGTGTAGAAGTTTGATCATCATATAATTCACCTGTATGTGGATTTTCAAAAAGTTTAATTGTACCAGCCTCATCTCTAACAATTAAACTACCATCATAATAGGAACCTGAAACATCTACTAATGATTGTAGTCTTTCCTTTTCTACCAAATAAGCTTGCTCATCAGCATCAAGCAGATTTTGGTAGTAAGGTAAATCTTTTAGTTCTTCTTTTGTATATGGCATTTTTACTTAACAACTTTAAATACAAAATCATCATCAAAGTATTGTATCGTTTCATCGCTTGTGTTACTTCCACTTACGACTTTAAATTCAAATCTATAATATCTTTCAGATTGTAAACCATCCATCCATAAATTAAAATAATTACCTGTACCATCGCAACTTATTAGAGATCC